TATGTATTCCGGAAAGTGCAAGTTACTACGCCAAGCGCTTGAACGCAAACGACGCGATGCCTTCTCGGCCGAGTTCGGTTTCCGCCCAGTTCACTTCCATGCACTCGAAGCCGTGTTCGCCGCACCAACGCACGAATCCTTCAAGCGAGAAATAATGGATGTGTTCGCCTGGCTTCATGTGTTTGGACTGCGCCCATTCAGTAGCCGTTTCGCAAATAGGGATCGAGACGAACAGCCATTCCTTCACGCGCTCCAGAAGCTTTTCGGGTTCCGGGATGTGCTCCAGGCTATCCCAACAGGTGATCGCTCGAACCTCTTCGCCGCCGTACGGATCGCGGTAAGCGTAGATGCTCCGCAGCCAGGAGATCGCGTCGGGGCAAACGTCGAAGCCCATGCCCTGCGACTCCTGGACGAAGCGCCCGCCGCCGATGCCGATGTCCACGACTTCAGCGGGGCTGGTGTATTTCTGCACCAGTTCGACCCGCGCTTTGGTCAGCAGGCCGCCCATTTTCGTGGCGTCAAGCTTTTGATAGTTGGCGAAATACTCGCCGCCGTAGAGCATGGCCGGGCGGGTATGAAACCCCTGCCCCCTCTCAGGACTCCACAAAAAACAGTCCGTCAAACCAGTTGGTAAGTTTTGAGTCATAATCGGAAATCCTCTTGTCGCAGCTGTGGTCACGAAGACGGCAACGGCAGAAATTATGGGGTACAGCGAAAGTTATCATATCGTTTGGTGGTGAGATTAATTCTGGCGCATTAAAGCCCCCCTGGCCGCCGCACACAACCCAAGCTTTGGTCTTTAATGCCAAGGCTGCCGGTACTATCCACCCGATACCTCCTATCAAAGCGCTGGCGCCCTCCGCAGCGCCTAGCAGTTCAGTTACGCTAAGTTCCCCTGATAGGTAATTAATATCGGCTTTCGGCAATTCCCCTACAGCCCACTCCTTCCCATCCTCAAGGTCCGCTACCAAGATCGTGAGATACCCCCTTCGTTTTGCCTCCTCGCACGCGGCGGATAGGTAAGAAGGATCGGGGTTTCTAGCGTCTGCTCTCCATTCCGCACGAACGGTAGCTGGCCGGATTAAGACGTAAGGCTTGTCAGTCGGGCGCCAGGGGAAACTAGGGACTTTAAAGGCTCCGAAAGGTTTTCCGAATCTCCGTCCCATCCCTTGGAGGATTCCTTCCCCGGAATAAGCTATTTGCAGGATTGGGAGGCCCCGGGGTTGTGTTTCCCAGCTGCTCAGGCGGTCAACATTTTTCTTCTGCGTCCGTAGCCGAGTATCAGGGCGAACGAAATGGATGCCTTCTACAGCGGAGTAAAGTTGCGGCCATGGAGTGTTGATGTAAATGGGCCGTTCCAATTGGTCTACGAAGGCTAATTGATAAAGATTATCACCTAACCCCGCCATCGAACTAACTATTGGCATTTTGCCCGTCCCATCGATTATTTTTGCGGATGTTATCCAAGGCCCATAGCGGCTGCAAATTCGAGAGCGCCCAGCATTGTTTTATCACGGAATCCGTATCGACCGTAAAATCGAATGACGACACAGGGCGCACGTGGTCTATGTGCCATTCGCCGTAGTTGTCCCACGTCATGCCTTCAGTGAACTGCGAAGCTAGATGCGCCTTGAGATCGTCAACTGAGTAGTCTACGAACTGCTGCCAGGTGCGGTTGTTCTTATAACGCTTAACCGCCGCGTATAAGCGATTGCCCATATTGCAGCGGATCTTGAAATTTACATCTGTTTTTCGTTTCTCTTTCAACTGAACCTTTATCGCTTCCCTACTTCTCTCAAAGTCTCTCCGACGCTCCGCTTTTAGGACTTCAGGTTCAGTTACCTTCCTGCGCTCCCTGCGGGCCTTCGCCGTAGCTAAATTCTTGAGACGGCCTACTTCCATCTGCTCCCCGAAAATTTCCGGATTCGCTAGCTTGAAATCCCGCCTTGCTTTTTGCCTAGCGTTAATCCTCGCTTTATTTTCTAGGGCCCACGCTTTGCTTCTATTCGAGTTACAGAGCTTGCACTGCGAGCTAAATCCGTAAGAAGTGTATTTGCTTTTTGAAAATTCACTGAGCGCCTTGGAAGTTTGGCACCTGTTGCAGAATCTCGTTTCACTTGGCATTGAAGCGCTCCAGTCTAGAGGCAGTCGAAAGGTGTTGCGGCAAGCAGTGACTAACTGCCTTTCAGGTGCCCCCTAGCCGCAACGTGATTCTAGCAAACATTTACGCAAAAAGAACCCTTCCGAAGAAGGGTTAATGAGGGTCGCACGGAGAATTCTTGTGATGCGCTTTTTAACGAGTGCGCACCGCGGTTCATCTCGGAGGAGTCGTTGACCCTCGGCAGGACTTAAATTTATCTCTGCACATCACAAGTGTCAACAACCTTTTGCAACTCTTTTTCGAGATGCCCGAACCGGTAGCATTCCAGCGCCGTTTCACGCGAGCAGTTGACGACCTTATCGCGCTGCGGCAGCCGGGCGTGTTGTTGCGCCCATTTGCGACACCGGAGTTCGTCAGGGTTCTTCGTGGTTGGATGGTCGCCGTGCCAGTGCGTACCGTTGGACACCGTGCAGTCGTACCCAAGAAGCAGGACGCGTTCTGCGCCAAGCTTGAAGGCCAGCTCAATCGCTCTGAGCCCGCTGTTGTACTCCCCGTAGGCTTCATGCCAGTTCAACCCGTGCTTTGCCACTGCCTGGCGCGTACAGCTCCAACGCTGGCAAGTGGTAGGCGCCTCGGCGCCGTAGGAATCCCACCACGCGAGATCACCTGCATAAAGGTGATCGCACCATGGGGCTAGCTGCCAGGAGTTGTTCACGGCGATTGTTGGAAGCCCGGCCCGCCGCACCAGTTCGCAGTCGTGCGCATTGAGGCTCGGGCCGGAGGCGATGCAGACGAAGGTGTTAGCCTTCATTCAGGCCGGCCGAGCATGGTGCAGAAACATAGTCCTTCCCGCTTTCCTGATCCGGAAGCCAGGCGTGGACGTTGTAAATATCGCCGTTGTGCAAAATGCGTTGCTTGGCATTCAGGCCGGGGCGCTGGCGGATCACGATGCGCGCGATGATCTCGGACTGAATAGCCGCAGCGGCCAGGAATTCGCGCCCACTGGCCGGAGCAATGCGCGCTGGCACGTCGGCGAACACGGTTACCCAGGCTTCTGTGAAGCCGCCGGTCTCTTCGTCTCGGACTTCCGTCCAATCCTGAATGTCCACCCGATGGCGGTACTGGCCGGCGCGACTCATGCTAGGGCCGGATCGCGAAGTGGGTACAGCAAAGCGGTTACCGGCTTCGGCAGGTAGCCTTGAGCAAATGCCTGATCCGGGTTCTCGTCACGGTCTTTGTATAGGAAGCCGACCATCAGCAGCACGGCGGCCTGTACCGGATAGCTAACCAGCTTATCGCCGGAACTGTCGACGACGTACACCGGGTCGCCCGAACTATCGAGGATCGGATCGTCGTTGCTGTCGCGCTCGATCTCGTAAGGCGAAGCGCTTTTCAGATAGTTCTTAACCGCGCCTGATGCCGCCTGAATGTAAACCTCGATCAGCGTATCGTCTTCGTCGTGGTCCATGTTCAGGTGCTGCTTAGCGCGCACCAGGGTTACGTACCTCATAGCTTGACCCCTTTCGCCGGGTCGAAGGTGCTCGCATTCTCGCGAAGGTCTTTACCATTACGTCCGGCCTTCACGCAAAGCGTCCAAGCGTCGCTGGAGCCCGGCTTATCGGTGTTCTCCGTTTTGGTCGAAGTCCATTGGCTACCGGCCCATGTCACGTTGTCGTGCGCGTCGTAGGTTTGCTCTTCGCGGAACACCCCTTTGTAAATCTGGATCGGCATCGCAAACTTCTGTTCGACTTCATGGCCGCTGGACTTCAACAGCTTAACGGAGAACTCCCGCTCGCCGTCCTGCGTCACGGATACGGCTTTCAAGCCTTCCACGATACATTCCCATCCGCGCATGCCGCTGGTTTGCTCGAAGCTGCGCCACAGGCCGCCGTCGTGCTTCGCGTAGGTGTTGCGCGCGTAGGTCTTCGCTTCATCGATGGCCGGAAGGATTTCCAAGTGCAAGGCATCGCGTCCGTCTTGAGGCTGGCGAACTTCAGGAACTGGAATCAGCTCAGCAGCAGACCGCGCCAAGGCTTGAAGGTCTACCGGATCAGCGTCTTTACCGGGAATCGGTTCTGGAACGTCGACAAGCTTTGCGGCTTCGGCAGCAAGCAAAGCGATATCAATCTTCGGCAACTGGACGAATTCAGCCGCGGCTTTCGCCAGGGCTTCCAGGTCTACCGGATCGGCGTCTTTACCGTCCTTCGCTCCCGGCAGCACGACGAGCGCGGCAGCAGACTGCGCGAGGGCTTCCAGGTCTACCGGTTCCGGCTCGACAGGCATAGGGCGATCGGCGAGGCACTTACGCAGCTCGGCCAGTTCGATATTTAGCGGTGCAACAGCCTTCGCCACCGCTGCGGCGATAACCGGCGCGAGGAATTCGGCTTGCGCTTCAAGTTCACGCAGGTTCATTAGCGAGCCTCTTTTCGATCAGCAGAGCGAGCATTTTCGCGCTGTCTTGGATTTCTTCGTCGGTGGGTTCTGACGGTACGGCCGGCTCCGTAGCTGCGGGCTGCGCCGTACCGAATGGGTCTGCTAGCGCGTCGCGTTTAGACAATGCCTCTACACTGAAATTTTGTTGTTGCGAGAGTACGGAATCGCCGCCTTTGACTGGAGGCAAGTTCATACGTTTGCGAGCCTCGTTCGGCGCCATGATAGTACCGCCGACCGCAAGTTTCAAAGTCTCTACCAGTGCGCCCATGTCCATGCGTAGCAGGCCGTCGATGTCCAGCTCTACGCCGTACTTGTCCGGGACCGATAGGCCATCGTCCATACAGGCTTCGTACTCTTCGACGAGTACCTGAATGCAGTCTGAGTAATACTTCTGGTTCTCTTGTGCCGCAGTCGTTCCGGTAGGCGACGTGGTAACGCCGACCTTGGACGGCGGAACGTGAAACGCCGTGCATATCATTTCAGCCGTGAGCTTGAACTGCTCGATCAACTGCGAGTCGGTTGCGGACATCTTCATCTGCTGGAACTTGAGATCGTCACCGACCACGGCTACCTTGCCGGCATTCCGGCCGGTGTAGTTCGCGTCCCAATGCGCTTTAAGACGTGCTGCAGTCTCGTCGCTGATAGCGCCGGGGGCCGACAGTATGCCGCCAGGGCGTGCGCCGTTCTCAAAGAAGGTCGAGCTATCGTTTTGCATCTTCAACGACTGGCACGCGGCTAACGCGCAGGCGTACAGAGGCGAAATACCGACTAGGGGGTGGAACAGGCAGTTCATTCGGTCGTGAATCATTTCGCTCGCAGGAACGGTTACGCCTTCGCTGCCGAGTTCGTTCAGGTCGTCGCCGTTGCACTGGTAGTACACGTCGCCGTTGTCCGCTACAAGCACGGTCACGCGATCCGGGTCGAGAAGGTAGATTGCTGTGACGATGCCGCGGTTATCCCGCTGCTTTAGGCCATAGGCGTTGCCCTTGGTAAGCTTGCTGGTCTGCCACCACTGCTTGAACTGTATGTGGTTCTGATAGTTGTTCGGCTTGCGTAGCACGGGGCTAAACGCGGGGCTAGTGGTCTCCAGCCAAATGCCGTTCGCGTCCAGTTGCATCAAACGCTGGCGCAGTTTGCCGATGTCGTTGGCAATTAGGGTTACACAGGCGTAGACGGCGTAGTGCGCTAGGACTGTCGGCGCTCGCCACTCATCGTTCTTTTGCCAGGCGCCTGTATACGGCTCGTGTATCCACGGAAACCAACCGCCCGAACTACTGCCGGACACGGCCGAAGATACTGGCGCCCGCTTGAAGGTCAGCTCTCGGCCGAAGATACGCATTAGGCAAGATCCTGGGCCGCGATTACCGCTTCAACGTCCGACTTTTTGATTCGACCGTCTTTACCGGTGCCGACAACCGTTTCGATGTCTACACCGTTTTCCTTGGCGAACTCGGTGATAGCTACTGAAGCGCGCGGCTCTTCTTCGGGTTGTTTCGGCGCGGCTGCGGTAAGCATGCGTGTCTCATAAGTGCCGTGACCGAGCTTGCGCAGGGTTTCCGCATAGCGGGTAGCCATGAGAACTTTTTTCCCGCCCTTGCTGTAAATGAATTCGACTTTTGACATAGGGGTTCCCCTTTAGGATGATTCAGTGTACGGGGCGGACGTTGTGGCGGCAAGTGTGGCGGCTTTCTTCGCCTGAAGCTTAGCCGCGCGTTGAAGCTTTTTCCGCTGCTTATTCATTTCTTCGCGCTGATCTTCCGGATACGGAGAACGACGAACCTTAATTCCCGCTGCTTCCTTTTTGGCGCGTTCCTTCGCTGCTCGCTCCGCTTTCCTCCTGTTTTGCGTTTCTAATTTCTTGGCTTCGCGTGCGGCAATAGATTCCGGACTGTTCTTCGTAGCAATACGGTCAAGCCTGGCTTGCTCCTTTTTAGCGGCGCTAGCCGCACTCATGGCGGCAAACATGGCGCGTTGTGCTTCCCGGTTGGATTCCGCCCGTGCTAAGCCTTCAGGGCTCGCAGCGAATGCCTGCGCGAGTTCGCGGCGCTTGGCGTGACCTCTTTCCTGACTAGCTTTCCTCTTAGCGGCACTGGCTGCTATTTGCTCCGGAGTCTTTGCTGGACGTTCCGCTCTACGGCGGGCTTGGGCGGCCTCTTGGCGTGCACGAAATTCAGGGTCGGCCCAAAGGCTCTTCGATAGTGCGCTGGCTTTCTCTACTAATTCCGGCGAAGCGATCAAAGCCATTTGCTTTTCTCGATACTCCTTGGTTTTCCATAAAGATATCTGCGACTGCCTAGAAGCTTCGAGCTTTTCAGGCCGCGAAGAAGTTCTGATCTTGTTGGCTTTACCTTCAGGCGTAGCGTAATACGCGGCTAGTTTCTCTGAGTTTCGCTTACGGAGGACAGGGTCTTGCCATCTCGCCTTTACAGCCTCTTTCCAGCTCGCTATCGCAACCGGGCAGGTCATTTCTACACCGTCGCCGCCGGCTGTAGTGTTAGTTAGGCGCCAGCCGAAAGACTCTGCTTCAGCGATCCAGAACCTTTCCACCTCGCGCCAATCTTCGTCTTCTTTTACCTCGTAGAAAACTTCTAGAGTAGGCGTTAACCCGGCAGACAAGACTTTTCGAATCCATCGCGCGGTGTGGTGGTTAGCTCGTCGGGTTTTTGCAAAATAAAGGTGCTGCTCGAAGCGTTCGGTAGGGTCAACTGACTTGCCGATATACCGCACAGTTTTGGCTATAGGGCAATGGAGCGCGTAGATATAGGTCGGCACTTTCAATCACTCCCGTGATCTTGTTCCCGGAGAATAGAAAAAGCCGGTAACACAGACCTCCGGGAGAAGGTACTCGGGCTGCAGACCCGTGTGTTACCGGCTTCAAGTTTACCGCATTCCGTTGCGGTGTCTAGCTCTTACACTCCGTAATTAGCACCGGAAATGTAGGCCACTGCTTGGGGGCGGCGCTTACGCCAGGTCACCATACGCTCCGCTCTGATCCCCACAAGATTTTGCTGCCAGAGTGATGTCATAACAGTGGCAGCCGTTGGCGGACTGTCCGGAGTGGAGTTCATCTGCAGCGAAGCCTCGCGGCTCACGTCGATGGTTACACCACCTTCATCCGCCAACAGGATTTCACTCTGCTTGACCAGTACGATGATCGAGCCACTGGAGTCCGTAGGCACCACCTCGCTGACCAAAACCGGGAGACCCATGAAGGTGCCGCCTTCTGCACCGAGGCCTGGGAACTCTGCCTGACCCAGGGGGTTAAGCATCATGCCGATCGCCATGGCCTGGGTAGAGGTCATAACCCATACCGCGCCTGCAGTGGAGAGGTTAGCGCTGATGAAAGTAGAATACAGCGAGCGAACATCAGTGCGCAGTGCATCCGCATCAGTACCGGTGGAAGGCACTTCAGTGGCGTCGTTAGTCACCGAGGCAGGTCGAACATCCGTCACCGCTGCGTATGCAGGGTTGATGAACGAATCGTCCATAAACTGGGCGATTTGTGCGGTCAAGTCGCCACGGATGATGGCTTCGGCGGACGGAGTCGACAGACGGGCCAGTTCATCAGAAATAACAACGATGCCGGCCAGTTTGTTAAAACGCAGAGTGATGTCTTCGAACGCCAGAGCCGAAACCGGCTTGGCCCCCAACTCGCCGACCCAATTTACGGTAGAACCTTGGGTTTGGCCGGGGATTCGCACGTTGAAAGGTACGCTACGCAGACCGGTCATACGACCTACGAGCGTGGCCGGACGGAGCAACTCGATAAAATCGCTAGTCATTTGCTGGTAAGGAACCAGGGGTGCCGCCCAGGTAGCGTCAGTGGTGGTACCTGCGGCCACTGCAGCCTTGAGAACCTGTTCCACTTCTGGCGTGTCCGACCACTGCTTAGCGATCTCAGCGGCCTGCATCAAGTTACCCTTGGCGCGGCACTGGGCGATCACGTAGCGAGTGAAGGCGGTGCCCTTGGCAACCGGGTTGGTCGCTTTCACGGTGATCGAAGAACGCTCACGCATACCCGAAACGTCGGTCACCGGCTTCGCGGTAGCGATGGCCGATTTTTCCATGGTTTCGAGACGCTTAATGTGGGTTTCGGTTGCGCCGATTTCATCCGACAAGGTGTCGAACTCTTCCGACTCGGCGGGGTCCAGGCTACGACCTTCTTCACCTGCCTTTTCCATCAGCTCGGTTTGGCGAGCTGATTTCTGTTCCAAAGCAGCTTGGAACGATTTGATTTGTTCTGCGAATTTCATGTCTTGGCCCTCCTCGGGCTTCGGAGTAACGGGTAGTTTTTTCGTAACGGTTGCCGAAGCGCCGGCGGGTTTGGCGAGCCGAACGACGGGGACTTCCTTTTTGCCTAACGCGGCAGGTAGACCCACGTCGAAACTTTTCACCGTCTCAATTCGCGCCTCAGCCTGGGCCGGTATGGTGACGGCTGAGAGCTCAAAAACTTCTGTTCGGATATAGCGTGTTCCCCAGCTTCCGGCGATTTGCTCGGACTCAAGGGAGCGGAAGCCGATGGATACCGCACGGACGAGGCCCGCTTTGATCGACTGCCAGGCCTCTTCGATACGATCCTGCAGGACGCCAGGTTCTTCAATCCGAGGCAGCGTTGCGGTAAATGGTACGCCCTTCGCAGTAGGCTTGCCGAACTCAACTAAGCCAATAGGCTTGTCGTGCTCGTGCTGCCACAAGAGCGGCAAAGGGTTCTTGTAGGTAACGCCGAGGCTTTCTACAACATCGCCAACGCGATCTACGCTAGGCGTTGTGGCCATGCCGGTGATCGTGCGGGTTCCCTCGGAAACCGCCTTAACCTCAAGAAAACTGTAGGCTCTGTTCATGTATACAGCTCCGGTAAATTACGCGCACTGTAACCTAAAGGAAGAGCATTTGGAACTTTTTGTGCGCAGCTGGTGGGTTGAGTGCCATCAGCGACACCGCGTTGAACAGCGCCATTACCGGGTCAATCTTCGCCGAGCCAGAAGCCTGTTTGGTGATCAGGATAGAGTTCGCCCGCGGCTCTACGCGGCAGTTGGAGACGCACCACGACATTAGCGGCTGCTCGGCGTGCTTCAGCTTCCCCTCTGCCAGGCGCCGCTCCGTGGTCTTGATGGCGCCGCCGAGTTTCCACCCTTGACTGATACCGACGATCTTGTCTTCGGGTATCCCCCGGGCGACCAGTTCGTCGAAGATCGCGCCGATGCCTACAGGGTCGACTCCGATTTTGTCGAGTAGGCCGGATTCGTAAACACGCTCCACGATATCGCAAACCTCTGTAACGTCTTCGCCGATGCGTTTTACCAGTACGAGATCTTTATCGCGGCTGAAGTCGTGGAAGCGCGCTGCCTCTTGCTTGTTCCGTGCGAGTGCGGAGGGGTGAGCCCATGCGCCTGCCCACGTAAGCCAGTTCCCGGAGTCCTTCTCACGTCCGACCAGGGATAGCCCTAGCAAGTCGTCCAGGCCGCCGCCGTCGATCCCTACGTCGATCACCTCGCACCGCTCGAGCATCGAGTCGAGCGTAACGGTCTTGTCGGACTGCTCCTGCCAGAAGTCGGCGCCTGCCCACCGGTCAGAGCGCAGCGCCAGGCCGATTTCGATATTCAGGAATTTGCTCAGGAAGCCGAGCACCGATTCTTCGCCGGTCTCCTGAGCTTTGGAATATTCGCGCTCCAGGTAACCGCGATCGACGGAATAACCCATGTTCGGGTTGACGACGTGAAAGTTTTCCGCGTTGCGCGCTTCGCCGGAATCCA